GACGGAAAACTGCAGAGAAATTTTAGCTACACTGGTGACTAATCGCGCTCCCGGAGCCTACTATAATGCGGCGGACATAAACCGTATAGGTAAGGCGGTCAAATGCTTGGCTGCAGAAATGGGCGAAATGGGATATCCTGTATCAATCGCGCCGCCGACGGACTGGACGATGAGCGATATATACTATGACACTGACGCCGCACTGCTGATGAGCGCAGTCACGCTGATAAAAAATCAAGTAAGCAGCACCAAGCCGCAAAGTTTCCCCGAGAGTTTCGAGGGGTTAGACTATGTCGGCGCAAACAATATCGAAAAATTTCTGATGGATATAGACGATCTTTTGGCGGCGATACAGGTCGCCTATATCCAGTGCGGAGTAGAGCAAGCAGGAGGGATCATATGATAAATTTCAAAGATGCCGTGCCGCCTGCGGGTAAGGGTAACGTGCGCAAGATAGACGGCGCAGAAAAAACTGTAGAGTACCCCGACGGCTGGGAAAACGGCACAGCACTAAACCGCGCCAATCTCATGGCGATACAGGGATTTGGCGAGTGTGAGACGGTTTTTAATGCCGACGGCAGTATATCGGAAACATACCAAGACGGCAGCGTAAAAAAGACAGTCTTTAATGCCGATGGCAGTATAGATGAGATTTTTACGGCAGGCACGCAGGTAATGACGAAAAAAATAAATTTTAACGAAGATGGCAGTATTTCGGAGGTGATCAAATGAGCTGGGGAGAGATAAAAAAAGCGATAAACAGCACACTGGGGACAAGCGGATTTTTGCCGTTAGACAAGCTGATACAGTATAATATCGATAAAGCTAATGGCAATGATGTTGTGGAATTTAAGGACTCTGGTACTTACACTGCACATATACCGGTATGGGCAAATCGCGTACGAATAACCGCTGCGGCCGGTGGTGGCGGCGGTTACGCAAATAGCGGTGGCGGCGGTGGCGGTGGCGCTGCAATACTTAACAATATTTATACAATATCTGATGCGTTGAAAAATACAAATATCTCTGTAACTGTAGGTAGTGGCGGTGCTGGTGCTAAATATGTTTATGAAGACGACGCAGCGGTTCGTCAAGGTCCGTATGATGGAGAAAATACCACTATTAATGCGTTTGGAATCACTTTAAACGGCGGAAAGGCGGGCACTTCAAGTAGTGGCGGTGCGGCTGGGGGATCTGGCGGCGGTGCCGGTGGTTACGATAGGGCCGGAAGTGCCGGTATATCAGGCTCAGGTGGCACTGGTGGCACTTATACCAGTTCTCGTGGTAGGTATGGTGGCGGCGGAGGGTCGTTAGGCACTGGCGGTAATGGGGTCCGTTCCTCATCTGGTCAGGTATATGCTACCAATGGCTCGCGAGGCGGTGGCGGCGGAGGTTGCTATTCGACAAGCAGTGATGACCTTACACATGGTGGCGCTGGCGGTACTGGTTATGTAAAATTTGAGTGGTTGCTGTAAAGGAGTGATGCAAGATGAAATATGCTGTTTTATCAGATGAAAATCGCGTAATTGATATTTTAGTTATCGATCCGTCAGCGCTTTATGAGAACGCGCGCTATATCAGCGTAAGCGATGAGACAGAAGTTGCTTTAGACATGGTTTATGATGAGGAAACCGACACTTTCAGCGAGTATGTCGAGCCTACGCCTGAACCCACGCAAGCCGATCGGATCGAAGCGAATCTGGACTACTTAGTGCTTTTAAACTCCTAAGGAGGACATTATGACTAAAGAAAAAATGCGTGATTATTACCAAAGTGGACTATGGACAAAGGCGATGGTTGATCGCCTGCACGCGCTGGGAAAGATAAGTGATGAGGATTATGAGTATATTTTAGCGGAGTGAGGTGGGGCAGATGGATGTAATGCAGGGCGACGCCTATAGCGTGACATTTGCGATCGCCTCGGAGGACGGCGAGGTTACCGCCGAGCAGGTGGTGGACGTGGAAATCATCATCGGCGATATGCGCAAGACCTATGCGGCGGGTGAGGTCAGCTATGACGCAGAAAATCGCTGTTTTGTGTTTCCGCTGAGTCAAGAGGAAACCTTGCACCTGCCTAATGCGCCGCTCACCTGTCAGGTGCGCTGCAAGTTTATGTCGGGCGATGTCATCGGCACGGATTTAGGAAAAATCGACGTTAAGCGCAGCGCGTCAAAGGTGGTGCTGTAGGTGCCGATCAAGGTAAACATCCAAAAAGAAAAGCGGCTTACGGTCACAGCGGCGAAAAAAGGAGAAATAGCCATTTCTTTGGGAAACATCATTATTGAGCAAAGTAACGCCGAAGAATACGACGGCGAGTACCGTGTGATCCCGCAGGCATTTCACGTGCAGACGCTGGAGAGTGCAAACAAAATCATGCGCGAAGATGTGACCGTAGCAGAAATCCCGTATTTTGCCGTGTCAAACGAAGAGGGCGGCAAAACGGTGATAATAGGAGGTTAAAATGGCGGAAAATGTAAATAAAGTCGTCTATGACGGCAAAGTTTTGATTGATTTAACTGCGGATACCGTAACGGCGGACAAGCTGCTAAAATCGTTTACGGCGCACGATAAGGCAGGCGAGGTCATCACCGGCACATGCACCTATGACAGCGACACCCAAGACGCCACGGCGGCAGTGGCCGAGCTGTTAAAAGGAAAAACGGCGTATGCGCGCGGGGCAAAGATTACCGGTACGATGCCTAACAACGGCGCTGTAAATGGGGCGATCGCTGCCAAGGAAGAAAAATTCACGATCCCGCAGGGATACCACGACGGTTCCGGGGCGGTACAGATCGCCGAGGACGAGCAGGCTAAACTGGTCGCAAGCAACATCCGCGAGGGTGTGACGATTTTAGGCGTGGCAGGATCGATGAGCGGCACCGAGGACGCAAAACCGCAGGCTAAGACAGTAACGCCGAAATCGGCAGCGCAACAGGTGCTGCCTGACGATGGTTATAACTACTTATCTCAGGTCACGGTCGAGGCTATCCCGTATGTCGAAACGCCAAACAGCGCAGGCGGAACGACAGTTACGATCGCGGGGTGATAGCGTGAGCGTAAACAAAGTAACCTATGACGGTAAAACGCTGATAGACCTGACAGGCGATACGGTGACGGCTGATACTTTGCTCGCGGGGGCGACGGCGCACAATGCCGCAGGGCAAGCTATTACTGGCACGGCGGTAATCCCTACCAAGGTCAGCCAGTTGGAAAACGACAGCGGCTATGTTTCTGCTGCCGAGCTGGCGGCGGATCTGGCCGAAAAGCTGGATAAAATCACGGCGGTAAATACGGTTTTCAATTCCGACGGCAGTATCTCGGAAACATACCAAGACGGCAGCACGAGGAAAACAGTTTTTAACTCGGACGGCAGTATCACCGAAACCTATAAAATCGGCACGAAAACCAAAACGAAAAAGACGGTTTTTAACGCAAACGGCAGCATAACCGAAACCATTACCTAAGCGAACATATGTACGATATTTAAAATAAGGAGTGATAGCAATGCAAAATTTACTGGGCTGTCTGCCAAGCCCGCCTGATGGGAGAGATTATCAGGCGAAAGATTATATTGCGGCAGGAGTGCGCCCGGCGGAGTATTATCCCAAAGTATTATGCCCTGTACATCATCAAGAGGCAGGTGACTGCACGGCATGGGCGCTGGCAACAGCAAAGTTTTATCATGAATTAAGAGAACGCAAGAGCCAGTATGAATTCGCCCCGATATTTTCGTATTTCGACCGTACGGACGATGATTACACAGGTGAGGGGCGCTATATGCGTAAAGTGCTGGATAACGCACGGAAAAACGGTATTTGCTATGCAAAAGATTTGCCCAAAGGTGTGCCGCTTTCAGCTGGCTATCCTAACGAGGAGATCAGTGCGAAGTTGGCGCCGCTATTTCCCAAAGCAAAGGAAAATTGCATAGCCGGGTATGCCTATACGAGCAAAACAGACGAGATTGCCGACTGTGTCTTTCAGCATGGAGCGGCAACTATCACTATTGATGTGCGAGTGAGTTTTGACGCGTTTGTCTTAAAGAATGAGAGTAACTGGGTGCTACCTATGCCGAAAGACGGCGAGCGAGTGCGCGGCTGTCATGAAGTGTGCGCTGTCGGTTTCACTAAGGATGGGATCATTATCCAAAATAGTTGGGGTAGTCCGTGGGGGTACAATGGGTTTGCCGTCTTACCGTGGGACTATCCGATATTAGAGGGCTGGCCTTTGGTAGACGAAGTGAAACGGTGGGATATCGTCGAACTAATCGTAGGCGAGAATAAGGCGTTTGTTAACGATAAAGAAATAGCAATAGACGCTCCGGCAATGATTAAAAACGGTAGAACTTTTGCACCTTTAAGATTTATCGGAGAGGCATTAGGCGCGAAAGTATTCTGGGAAAACGGGACAAGAACTATCGCAATCAAAGACAAGGATAACGTCATCACCATGCAAATAGGGGAGCGGATCGGGTATGTGAATAATTACGCGTATGTGCTGGATGAGGCGCCGTTTATTAAGAATGATCGGACATTTGTGCCATTACGCTTTATAGGCGAGGCGCTGGGTGCTGATGTGGAGTGGCTGGATAAGGAAAAAACGGTGGTTATCCGCAGAGAGGTAAAATAATGGGAAACATAATCGCGGCAATTATTACAGCAGTGGTCACCGGCGGCATCACGCTTTTAGGGGTAATTTTGGCGAATAATAAGGCGCAGGCGGTGACCGAAGTCAAAATCGAGGAGTTGACGAGAGAGGTGCGCAAACATAACGGCTTTGCGGAAAAAATCCCCGTCATCGATGAGAAAATCAAGGTTATCAATCACAGGATCGAGGATCTGGAAAAGGAGTGGAGTAAACATGAAAATTAATTGGAAAGTAAGAATTAGGAACCCGTATTTTTGGGTAGGTTTGTTAGGTGTTATTTTGTCGGCAATGGGGGTAAGTGCGGATATGTTTACCAGCTGGGATATCGTCATCGCGCAGGCAAAGGCATTAATCAGCAATCCGTTTATGATTGGCTCGGTCATCATGGCGGTACTGGGAACACTAATTGACCCGACAACTGCAGGTGTGGCGGACAGCCAAAGGGCATTAGGATATAATGCGCCTAACAATGACAAAAAATAGCGAAAAAGCGGCATAGTTTTATACTATGCCGCTAAAAAGAGTGCATTAAAAGGCAAAATACGAACGCCTAAAATGCGTTTTAAGCGGGGCATTTTGCGGTAGGGATAAATGATTATAACCGTCCGAAACGGCGAAAGAACGCTTGCACCGCCGCACACAGGCATAAGAAAAGCCTGCTATTGGGCAGGCTTGGCTAAGGTATCAATGGCTAAAGTAAGAAATTGGCTTTTACTCAAACCATTTTCTTGGCAGTAGGCGACAAGACGATCGTTTAGGTCAGGTTTAACGCGCACAGACCATGCAACATAATTTTTTTGATTGTATCTTGTCTTGACAGCGTTTGATGTTTTTCCCATAAAATCATTTCTCCTTTCTGAAATGGCGGAAGATAACGGTTGATGAAATGCCGATGGCAATGCAGCATAAAATAATCTTTAAAATGTTTAAAAATGTTATCATACTACTGGACAGTGGGGTAATAAAATGATATAATAATCCCAAGGGCGGGGCTTGCGCCCCAACCCTTGTCCTGTTAGTCAATCAGTGTTTTTAGCAGATCTAAGATTGCTACTAACAGCAGGATTATCGCGGTGATGAGGTTCAGCTCATCGCCGCCTTTTTTATCCCCCATTTGTCTTTTCACTCCTTTCCTTTAGGTTAATTATATTATATCATACTGCTGGCAGTATGTCAAGAGAAAATATAAAAATAATTAAAGAAAATTCCGAAAATTTTTCTGCTTTGAACAGCCGCTGATCGCGGGCTGTTTTTATTTTGGGAGGCGATTTTTATGGAGTACGGGTACCCGTTCAAAGGAAAATTTAAAGTAACCTGCCCTTTTGGGCGTAAGGGTGCATGGAAGTGCGGCTGGCATATCGGCACGGATATAGTAGGCATGGACGATAAAAACGTTTATGCGATCGCTGACGGCGTGGTAGAGAGCGTTAATGCCCACGGTAAAGCGTATGGCAAGCATGTATGTATCAAGCATAGCGACGGCATGGTGAGCCTGTATGCGCATTTATCCAGCGTGGCGGTAAAGGTTGGTCAAAGGATCAAGGTCGGACAAAAGGTGGGCGTGATGGGCGCGACCGGGAACGCAAGCGGGGTGCATTTACACTTAGAGCTGCACCAAGGGCGCTACAGATACCCTGCCAAGGGCAGCAGCCCTTTGACGGAGAAAGATTTGATTGACGCATGGGCGTGGATCGAGGATCATGTAGGGGGTGAGGACGAAATGCAGGAAGTGAAAGATTTGCAAGTGTGGAGTAAGTCGACAGGTAAAGCCGTGATCGTCAAAGCGGTAAATGTCGGCGGTTCAAACTATATCAAACTGCGCGATTTAGAAAAGCTGGCGCGGGTGAGTGTGGATTTCGTGGACGGAAAAGTATATGTAGACTAAGGGGGCGGAGCGTTGGACATCGTAAAGGCGGTGCTGACGCAGCCATGCCGGGCGAAAGCTCTGGCGGCACTCAGAGTAGTGAATTTAACACTGAAAGAAGCCGAAATTTTGCAAAGTATCTACTTGGACGGATTGACAGCCGAAGAGACGGCAGAAAGGCTGTATATGTCGGCATCGAACGTGAGCAAGATCAAGCAAAGGGCGAAACAAAAATGCGAGAAAGTTTTCAATGAGGGCGGCTACTAAGCCGCTCTTTTTTTATGAAATTTTTTAAAAAAGTTTGCGAAAAATGCTTGACATTTGCGCCCAATGGGCGTATAATGTAAACATAAGATAAAGGAAAACAAAAACAAAAAAGGAGACGATATTTATGTATGTAAAAAATTATTACGAGGCTATAGAAAAAGCTGTAGCCTCGCAAGGCCAGCAAGGTAATTTCACCTATACTACCGGTATAGGTGAAGACATCGATACGATTTGGTATGTCGATGTCAGGACAGATGGCAATTTTCTTACCATCTACACCTCGCACGAGGGCATCGGGCGAGGCTGCTTCCAGACAGACTGGGAGCAAGATTACGACGGTGATGTCGGATCTTGGTTATACCTCAACCAAGATAGATACCCGTACATTCCGCTCCCTCCAGGCTTTTATGATACTGCCAGCGCCGACGATTGGGACGAGGCAGCGTTTTAAAAAAACAAAAAAACAAAAAAGGAAAAAAGGAGAGATTTATTATGAAAAAGATTATTAACAATCGTCGGTACGATACCGACACCGCCAAAGAAATCGGGAAATGGGATAACGGGCTTCCCAGAGGGGATTTTGATTACATTTCTGAACATCTATACCAGAAACGCACAGGGGAATTTTTCTTGCATGGCGATGGCGGCGCAAGGAGCTGGTGCGCAACGGCTACTGATGACGGTTGGCAGGCAGGCGGCGAAGCCATCCGCCCGCTAACTGAGGAAGAAGCGCGCGAGTGGTGCGAGCGACGCCTCAATGCCGACGACTACGAGGCTATCTGGGGCGAACCTGAAGAAATTTCCCTCACTGACACCATTAGCGCAATTCGCGCAAAAACCGGCATGACGCAGGAAGCGTTTGCCAAGTGGATAGGCGTACCGCTCCGCACATACCAGCACTGGGAGATGGGCGATCGGCAGCCGCAGAGTTGGGCGGTAAAACTGATCGCGCACTATGTACAAACTGCTGAAAAACCCGAAAAATAACGCTATAGCCTGCCTTGTGCAGGCTCTTTTTTTATGAAATTTTTTAAAAAAGTTTGCGAAAAACGCTTGGCTTATACGCCCAATGGGCGTATAATGCAAACATAAGATAAATGAAAAAGGAGACGATATTTATGTATGAAGAAATTTTGAAAGGCGTACAGGACGAGGACAAAAAAGAGTTGTTTTATGCAATCTTGCCGAGTGAGTCGATGGCAAGACAGCTGGAGAAAGAGCTTGCCGGCGGCAACAACAAAGGCATCATTTACGACTATGTTGTCGTAAATGAAGATTTGCCGGAATTGACCGGCTCAGAAAAACAAATAGCATGGGCGAAAGATATTCGCAAAAAAAATATTTACGCCCAAATCAATAATTTTGTGGGAAATGATATTTTCCGCGTAACGGACAAAGAAACCGTCAAAAGAAATAAAGAAACGCTCATGGCTCGCATGGGTGTAGATAATTTTTCGGATTTGACCAACAAGGCTTTGACGGTGGACCCGAACGGCGCTTTTAATTACTACAAAATCACCACTTCGGCGAAAGAAATTATTGAAAGCCGCGATTTATATTCAACCGGTCATCGTATGTAACAAGAACCACGCGCCCCCGACTGATGCCGGGGACTATTTTTGTGTCTAAAAACAGTTTTCAGCAAGTTACCGGCAAGTTAAATTTGCGCCTAAATATCGCATTTTAGCGCGATTTTTTCTGTTGACTGCTTATCTTGGCAAGTTACAAATATTCGGCAAGAATATGGCAAAAATGTGGCAAAAATCGGATAAGGCAAATTTTTCTAAGCCGTGCTACACTATAAATAGATAAGGTGCGCACCTTAAAATTTATTTAAGGAGTGGTTAGTATGGCTGAATATGTAGCAGGAAGAGGAACGACAGCAATGTCAATTCTCGGCACGGTTTTAGGCAGTATCGGTACGGCAGGAAGCGGATTAAATCTTTTTGGGGCACGCCCTGCGGCTGTTTACGAAAACAGTAACGTCTGCGTACACGATATGCAGATGGCGCAGGAATTGGCGCAGAAAGACGCGCAAATTTCGCGTTTAGAGAGTGAAAAATACGCTGACAGCGTAGGTCTCGGTTTGTATAAGTACATTGACGGCGAGTTAAAATCTATGCGCGAACAGCAAAATGCCAAATGGACTGAGCAAGCGGTAGTAAATGCCAATTTATCTAACGGTTTGACCGCGTTAAGCGGACAGGCTGCCAGCACGGCGCAGTTAGTGGCGCAGATCACCAAGACTGCGGTACCGTCCAGTGCAATCTGCAATTTTAACAGCGGCTGCGGTTCTTGCTGCGGCAGTGTGAACGTCTAAGGGGTGATATGATGAGCAAGTATCAAATGATACAGGCTACCAATAAAAATATCGGCGCGGTGGCCGCGGGCGCATTGCTGCCCTTGGGCGTGATTACCCGCAAGATTTCCGACGGCTGTACTTGCGGACAGACGTTTCAGTTGCAAACTACCGGTGCCGATACGGTAGTCATCGGCGAAAAAGGCTATTACCGCATAGTCTACAGTGCCAGCTTGGAAGCAGGTGCGGCAGGTGCGGTCGGCTTGACTTTGCTGGTCGGCGGCGCAGAGGTTTACAGCGTGCAGGCTACAGCGGCGGCTGACGGCTATGTAAACTTGACTTTGCCGTATGTGATAAGAGCATTCGCTAACTGCGGCAGCCTGCCGACTAATCTGCCGTTAAATATTCAAGTTAGACTGGATACCACGGCAGCGACGGCGGGGACAGGTAATTTAATCGTTGAAAAAATGTGCTAAGGGGTGAGTGGTTATGGCGGTGACATTACAGCAGGTCAAGGCAGGCGTCAACAGCTATGTGGACGCGGAGCTCGGGCGCAAGGCGCAGGGCGTGACTAAGTTCGGCGTGTATTTCATGCTGCCGAGAGTGGATAAAATGGTGGATAAATACTACAATCAGGCGGTAAATAATCCGCTGTTTGCAGATATGTTTGATGAAAACGGCAACGTCGATATTGACGCTGTATATGATGCCGCCAAGACTGCTATGGATCGGACAGGGCAGATAGAGATGTACGGTTTTCGTTTTGGGCGGAATGACATTGATATGCTGTACGATTATATCCGCAGCACGATGTGAGGTGAGATGAGATGACTGATATGGAAAACTTAGAAAATTTTTGTTACCAAACGAATGATTTATACAAAGATGCCGTCAAGTGGAAAGAGATCGCCAAGACAGCGCCGAGCAGCACAGAGCGCGACGCGGCCAACGAAGTGGCAAATGTTCTTTTCAGCTGGCATTCAAAAATGCATGATTCACTGATCAAAAAATACAATGCGATGTAAATTTTTTAGAAAAATATTGACAAGGCAGTAAAAAACATGGTTTTGCAAGTATACAAAAACCGCTTGTCCAGCAAGGATTTTCCCCGCATTTGCGGGGGTGTCTCGAAAGAGATGATACTTGCAGGACACGCGGTTTTTTGATATAAAAAACCAAATATTATAGTAGTACCCCCTAAAATCCCCCCCATTTAAAAACTTCTTTGTATTTCGATAAATAAGTGAAATTCGCTGTTTATCGAAATTATATATTACTCCAAGGACACTTTAAACCTATTTCGCAGAACTCAAAATCCGCCGCCGTCAAAAGCGTGTGGGTTCGAGTCCCACCTTCGGCACGATGAACACCGTATTTCTTGGAATGAGAAATGCGGTGTTTTTCTATTTTTAGCCTAAAACCCCCATATTGCCCCCCATTTGCGGTTGATTTAATGCTTGCTCGATTTTTTTACTTGCTTCTTGATCTACAGATGTGGTCACATGACTATATAGATCTGCAGTAATTTGGATTGAGCTATGTCCTAAACGTTCGCTGGCAACTTTAAGCGGCACGCCCGCTTCAAGCATCATGGTGGCATTTGTATGACGTAAATCATGAAAACGGATATGGGCAAGTCCTGCAGTTTTCAAATATTTATCCATTTGCCGAGAAAGCCAGTCAGGGTTAATGCATTCGCCGACAACGTTGCAAATAACTAAATCATTATCAATATAATTTATACCGTAATACAATTTTTGTGTAGCAACGCGTCTTCTGCGTTCAAGCAAAGATGCGCGAACCATTTCCGGTATAGAAATAGTTCGATTGCTGGTGACCGATTTAGGCGTTTTAAAGATAAGTTTTCCACCAACGCGAACGAGATTTTGCCGAACACTCAATGTTGATCGCTCAAAATCTATATCCTGCCAACGCAATCCGCAAATTTCCCCTCGGCGCAAGCCGCATAATGTCGCTAACAAGCAAGGCAATTCAAAATCTGTATTCTGCACCGCCGCAAGCAAAGCAACAGCATCTTTGGTTGTCAAGCCGACACCGGTGTTGGCATACGGAACTTTAGGCGGAGTAACATGTTCAGCAGGATTAACGCTTATCAAACTAAGATTTAAAGCATCTTGCAGCATTTTTTTGATGATACGATGATGTTTATTTACAGTAGATGGAGAAAGAGTTTTTCGTTTTAGGTCATAGTAATCTTGCAAATGAATGGCTTTTAATTTATCAAGATATATATGTCCTAAAATCGGTGATACATGCCGCATTAAAATCATTTCATAATCGCGATAGCTGGTAGGGGAGAGGTCTGGTTGAATGTGTGCTAACCATTTTACAATATGATCAGATAGCAACATTTTCTCCATTACACCGCTGCCGTGTTCATACTCATACAAAAGCTCATTTAAAGCTTTTTGCGCAGCTTTTTTGTTGTTTGTATGCAATGATAATTCGCGGCGTTTACGGCGTCCGAATTGGTCTTCTACATAGATACGCGCATAGTAAGTATTGCCTACTTTTCTTAAAGATCCGTTTTGCATAAAAAAACACTCCTTTTCTTTTTATACTTGCATAAAAGTCCAAGGCGTGCTATAATATCCATGTCTTGGGTGGATATGATAACACTCCTCGGAGTAAATCAATCTTTCCTGCTCCCCTTTTCGTGCGCCAACACGGAGAGGGGATTTTTTTATTGTGTTCAAAAATTAATAGCCGTTTTTAGAAACGCCGTATACGGCTTGCTCGTTTGTAAAACCCTCATACTCTAACTGGTCGATTAAACCTTGGCGAGAGAATGAGCTGTGTTTCAAATAGGACGCAGCTTTTTTCACTGCCTGCTCGTTCCAATCAGCTCCGCTTTTCTCGACACCGTAAACCGCTTGGTCATGAGTAAAACCCTCATATTCTAACTGCTCGATTAAGCCGCTATAGGAAAATGCACTATGGCTAAGGTAGGATTTAGCTTTTTTCTCGGCTTGTTCGCTCCAGTTTGCTCCGCAATTATCCACAGCGTAAGTAGCCTCTTCGGTGGAAAATTTCTCATATTCTAATTGCTCAATCAAACCTTGACGAGAAAATGAGCTGTGGCTCAAATAAGAATTTGCTTTGGCTAAAGCATTTTTTTGCCCGGTAGTGACGGTTTGTGTCGGAGTAGTAGGTGTGGTCGGTTTGGTAAAATCGTTAGTATCGCTTACTTGAACGGTGCGGCTGGCGCTATCCCAATTTACATATGCATCGAGATTTTCGGATACAAAACGTATAGGAACCATGGTAGTGCTGTTAATGATTTTCGGCGCGAGCAAAAGCTCTTTTTCTTGGCCGGCAACAACGGCTTTTTTACTGTCAACAGTCAAAAGGATTTCTTTGCCGTCTTTGGTGATCGTAATACTGCGGTCGGCACCGTTCCAATCAACTTGACTGCCGAGATTTTGCGAAACGATACGCAAAGGAACCAAAGTAGTGCCGTTTTCGATGACAGGCGCTACAGTCGGCTGCACAATGCTGCCGTTAATCTCCAATTTGATGTCGCTCGCAAATGCAGGCGCGGCGGCTAAGGACATAGTAAGCAAAGCCGCGGAAATAAATTTTGCTTTTTTCATAAAAAACATCACCTTTCAAAAATTTTTTACAAAAGCAAATTATTGTTGACAAAAATTTACTTTTGTAGTAGACTGTAAATAAATAGAAATTATAAAAGGACGTGATGAAATGGAACCGCCGCTATCAATGCAAACGCTATTATCTCAACTCACCACTGAAGAACTGCTGGCGCTTATCGCTTATGAAGAAGAAATTCTATATAAGTCAGAGCCTGTTGCTGTTCCTCCTCCGAAAGCCGGCTGAAAAGCTCCGCCGCTTTCTCCACTGCCTCCTGATGCTCGACATCAGCGAGGCTTTCTTTTTGCTTGTTTTCACCTCCTGTGTTGGGCAATCCTAAAAGAGTAGAGGGAGGAATTTGAAAAATCATAGCTAACTTTTGGATAATAGATCGTTTTAGATTTTGGACCTTGCCGTTTTCCCACTTCCAAACAGCGCCCTTGTTTACACCCACCATAGCACCTAATTCTTCTTGAGTAAGACCAAGACGTTCGCGGTTTTCTCTTATAATATCTCCCATTTGCATCGCAAAAACCTCTTCCTTTTAGTATACTTGGATTTTAACATATATCTTATATTTTGTCAACTTTTTTTAAAAAAGTATCTTAAAAAGATAAAAAACACTTGACATTATCAAAAAATGATTGTATTATAAAAGTATCCTAAAAAGATACGAGAGGGGGAGACGATCAGATGGACAAGAACTTTTTGTGCGCTAAAATGAAAATGCATGGTGACACACAAGCGGATTTGGCCGAAGCTTTAGGCATTTCTTTGGGGCAAACAAATGCGAAAATTAACGAAACACGCGGCGCAGAATTTACTCAAAGAGAAATTTTCATTATAAAAAGCCGGTATCAACTAACCGCAGAAGAAGTAGATAAAATTTTTTTTGGCGAAAAAGTATCTTAAAAAGATACAAAACGACATAAGGAGAGGCGAAGAAAAAAAGACTAAGGAGGTGTTTTTATGACAGCATTAGAGGTAGGCGAGGCGATTCGCAGGGCTAAATGCTATATGACGCCAAAGGAATTTAGCGAGTTTAGCGGGCTGTCAGTGGCGCATATCAGCAAGCTGAAAATGCAGGGCAAGCTGCCGATTATCAGCTTTAGCGAGCGCAAATACCTGATAGATGCGGGAGCGATCATGAAGTTAGGGGAGCAAGGAGGCCATGATAGTGTCAGAGATAACGTATCTAGCACTTAACATTATTACCACCATACTTTTGGTGGCAAGTTTAACGATAACGATCATTTCTTGTACAGGAATTAGTTCCCCCCGAGCCACACTGGCAGTTATAGCAGTCATCATAGCGGTCATTGTATCAATCACATGTATTGTGTCTTATTTAGTTTTTTAAATACTTTGAGGAGATGAAAAAGAATGACACAAAAAGAAAAAATGATAAAACTGATGGATAGTCTTTTGAAAGTGGCTATGACTATAAGCGAGCGCATTTGCACAGAAAAAGCAAATCTCGCAGTATAGCATGAAAGGCAGGAAACCACAAGAAAAGGAGAGAGGCATAATGTTTATCAAGAGAACGAAAAATACTGCTGTTGCTCGCAGTAAGGAAAAAGCGAGCACGATAGATCAAGGTACATTAAATCAAGTGAACCAAGATTTGAGTATTTGCAATCTTGCTAATGAGATTTTCGGGTTTATACGTGATAAAGGTGCTACCGCATATGAAGCAAGAGAAGCATGGGAAATTGTAGAAAACCGCATTAAAATTCTCACCTCGCACAGCGAGATTGCGACGCTGGTCGAGGCAAACAAGAAAGAATGAGGAGGTGTTTTTATGCAGCATATGCGTGTGGAAGATTTGATGGCTGATTTAAACGTCAGCCGATCATATGCATATAGGCTGACAAAACAGCCGGACTTTCCGGCGATACGCATCCCGGCGCTTACGGGCAAGGGCGAACGCGATCTGGTGCGCATTCCGCGTGACCGATACGAGGCATGGAAAGAAAAAATGATGGGGAGCAGGGAAAATGACCAAGACAAAGATTAACAAGAAAAGATTATTAGCTGTTGCCGGCTTGGCGGCGGTGACAGCGGCAGGCGGGTTGATGGCAGGGATCGCTTTGGCGAGCGATAAGCCGAGTTATCAACATGTTGACAACAACAAAATGTTTTCCGTTGCGGCGGATCATGATGCCGAAGTCGGCAAAATGATTTTGACTGCGGCAGAACGAGAGATGGTCGAGCGTGTAGTCGCAGCCGAGGCGCGGGGCGAGAGTTTCGAGGGGCAGGCTGCTGTGGCAGAGGTTATCTACAACCGTTGCGTGAACCGCGGACAAAGCGTCGAGCAGGTCATCTGGGCGGACAAGCAGTTTGCGCATCCGTATGGCGGGGAGATCAGCCAAGACACGAAAGAGGCAGTGGCGGCGGTTTTCGACTATGAGCTGCTAAGCCTTGACGGCGCGGAGTACTTCCATGCGGACTATGTGCTGCCGAGCTGGACGCAGGATTTTGAGGAAGTGTGCCGGATAGGCGGACATATTTTTTATAAAAATTAAGGAGGCGGAGTGATGAAAAGTGAGTGGCGAGTGAGATATAACCCGAATTTTCCTGAAAATCCGTACAATGCATATCGCCTGCGCGACGCGTACAAAGTGGTGGAGGGCGGTAATGTCGAGCCGGATTTTATGTACTATGAAACCCAAGCCGAGGCTGAGGCACGCGCGGCACAGTTAAATAAGGAGGAGGCAGAAAAATGATTAAATGCGAAATCAAGGATGATAGAGTAGAGATCGTTTTCAGAGGAACTGCCGAAGAAGTTTTTGGAGAGTTGATTGAAATTATGGAGAAGTATGCAGATCAGTTTTTGCATGTGCCACTGGGGAAATTTATAGAGATGTTGGGCGAGACAAACAAGCTGGTTATGGCGAAAAAAGCCGCAGATAGTGAAAATAATGCAAGCGATGAGGTGAGACAAGATGATTAAATGCGAGAAACTAGAAAACGACAAATATAAAACTGATTTTAGAGGCAAGCTGGGAAATTTGGTCGATGAATTTATAGTGCTAACAGAAAAATTCGCTGAAGAAGTTTTGAACATTGGCACAATAGAAATGCTGGACAAGTTTTGCCAGTACTATCAAGAAGCAAAACAAAACGAGGCAAACAATGAAGTTAAGGATGAGATGACAATGGATATTACTAAATTTTTATTGTATTTGGGAGTGCGTATGCAAGATTTAAAAAACGAGGAACAAGAAACGAGAGAGGCGGAAGAGTATGCTCAAGCAGATATGTGCGGTGCGCGATACGATGAATTGAAAAAGGTTGTTGATGAATTAAAAAAGATAATGTAAGAGGTGAAAAGAATGGGGCTAAGCCAAGAGCTGCTGGCGAAAAAGGACAAGCTGTGCGCTGAGCACTATCCGAAGTGTATCACGACGGAGTGTCCGCTGGCGAAGCTTTTCTGCTATGACATAGCGAATTTCAATGATTATTATGTAAACAGTCATCCTGCACTCAAACGGAGGATAACGCGGATTTTAAAGGCGGTGAAGTAGATGTGGCAGATGTGGCAAGCGTGGAAAGATGAGGAAAGCGGGATGTGGCGTATAGTCCGCTGGCGAAACGGCGAAAAGGAATTTATGCTGGGGACGTGGCCGACGCTGAAGCTGGCACAGCTGATGTGCGACAGATTAAATTATTTAGAAGCAAAGAACGCCCTGCGGAACGGCAATTCCGACAAGGGCGCAGATAAAAAAACACTATTTTTAGTATACCCGAAAAAAAGGAGAGTTGTCAAGATGTATACACTGATAATTACTAAAAACGCATATGAGTATCTAAACGGAGATAGCGTTGAGGGCATAAATTTTATAGTGGATGATATAAACGAAGCACTGGATTATGCCAAAGCATTTGTACAAAAACAATTTGCAGTTATCGTCGAAGACGTTACAGTTTAGCGGAGGCAGGAAGATGGCAGAGAAAGGCAGTTTTTTGCTGTTCACGAAGTACAGAAAGCAAATCGAAAAACTAAATATGGAGGAACGCGGGGAAGTGCTGACTGCCATCTTTGCTTATGCGGATGAGGGGATCGTGACGGATTTCGAATCCCCGCGGGCAGAAATGCTTTTCAGCGTGATCCAAGATGCGATGGACTACACCGCGGAAAAATACGAGGAAAAATGCGAGAAAAACCGCGCAAACGGCAGACGCGGCGGGAGACCGCGAAACGATGATAAAAAGCGAACTGGTGTTCCTAATGATTTAGCTGATGAAGAAAAACCGAAAAAACCGAACGGTTTTTCAGAAAACCAAACGGTTTTTTCTAAAACCCTATATGATAATGAGTATGAGTATGATACTGAGTATGATTTAAAAACCAATAGTGAGTGTGTGAGTGTAAAAGAAGATGATGAAGAAGAGGCGCGCGAGGCTAAGCCTGCTGTGCAGGTAAAATGGCGCTGCGCGGTAGATGGGGCGACGATCACCGGCTGCAATGATTTTGCGGCGGAGGTGATCCCGCAGTATTTCGGGCGGGCACCAACGGAGAAAGATCGCGAGCGGATTATCGACAAATGCCGAACGCTGAGTGATGAGGAGTATAACGGCGTCGCTATATCGCATTGGAGCGAGGAAAAGGCGGATTTGCTGCGCTATGCGCTGAATGCGGCGTATGCAGCCAACAAAATCGACTGGCGCTATATCGACGGCATTTGGGATAATTTTACCCGCCGCGGGATAAAAACCGCTGCGGAAGCGCAAGAGTATGAGTGGACGAGAAAGTTGGAGTGAAATGGGTAAAAAACGATGGGATGAAGCTACGGTAATCGCAGCGATCAGGGCATTGGCAGCGAAGAACGGTTGCGCTAAGTGTACTGATGACGGGGCGCTTTATGCTGCCGCACGAATTTATTTTAAGTCGTGGAGCAGAGCGTGCGCGGTGGCGGGAGTACCGGCGGGAAGTAAGAAAAAGTCTCGCGGGTATGTGATGAGCAGCTGCCTTTTGTACGACAAAGAGACAAAGTCATGCAAGGGGCTAAATGAACTGATCTGCGCCCGCAAGGAATGCAGTTTTTATAAGCGGGCGAATGCGGCTAATCGCAAGCAGTATGCGCAGGATTGTGCGCTGATCGAGGAGCGGCAGAGAAAAAAATACTCCAAGGAGGGGTGGATGTGAATAAAATTATTTTAATCGGGCGATTGACCAAGGATCCCGATTTGCGCTATACGCCAAATGGGGCGGCGGTATGCACGTTTACTTTGGCGGTGAATCGTCCGTATGCCAAGGACGGAGAGCAGGACGCGGATTTTATCAATATCGTGGTGTGGAATAAATCGGGCGAAAACTCGGCGAAGTATCTGGAAAAGGGGCGTCAATGCGCGATCGAGGGCAGATTGCAAATCCGTACCTATGACGGCGACGACGGGAAAAAACGCTGGGTGACGGAGGTAGTGGCAGACAGAGTGGAGTTTATCGGCGGCAGCGGAGACGGCGGCACAAAAAAAGCTGACGATTTGGAGGGTTTCGGCTATGAGATGCAGTTTGACGAGAGCGAGGTGCCGTTCTGATGACTGATAAAATTACTGAGGCAGTGGCGATTTTAAAAAAACATGAGCCACCCGAGGGGTATTATGTCTCATTTAGTGGTGGGAAAGATAGTTTGTGCATTTACTGGCTAACTAAAATTGCAGGGGTAAAAGCTGATTACCACTATAATATGACAACGGTCGACCCTCCAGAATTAATGCAATTCATTAGGACTTTTGATGATGTCGAAATCAAACATGGCGGTGTAGATAAAACAATGTGGAATTTAATCATTAAAAAAGGTATACCCCCAAGTCGATTAATGCGGTATTGTTGCAAAGAATTAAAGGAACATGGTGGAGGTAAACGTGTAAAACTACTGGGTGTCCGAGCCGAGGAAAGTGTAAAGAGAAAAGGTAGAAGTGTTGTTGATCTTTCCAGTCCATTGGGAAAAGTTATAAATTTAATATACGATTGGACGGAAGATGATGTATGGCAATTTATTCATTGTAATTTGATTGATTATTGTAAATTGTATGATGAGGGATGGGAGAGAATAGGATGTGTAGGATGTCCTTTGGCTTATCATGTTAAAATAGAATTTGATTTTGAACGTTATCCGCTATATATGAAAGCATATATTAAATCCTTTGATAGAATGTTAGAGTATCAAAAAAGTATAGGAAAAGAGCGTAAAACATGGAAAACAGGTTTAGAAGTTTTTGACTGGTGGGTATATAGTAATGCCTATATATCTAAAAAACGACTTTCAAAATATCCAACAGAATGTTCTAACTGTAAATATTTAGGGCACAAATTAATGTGTGAATTTTATTGCGATTTAATCAGCAATAAAGAATTTCTGAAAAATGTCTGAGAAAGGCGGTAGGCTATGCTGAAATTGGTTTTATACGGGGTACCGGTGACGAAGAAGAACAGCGGGCAGATATGGATTAACCAAAAGACGAACAAACCGTTTATCGCGCCGAGTAAGGCGTATAAGGCATATGAGAAAGATTGCGGCAGACAGATAACAGGCGATAAAAAGCAGCACATCGATGTGCCGATTAATCTAAAATGCGTGTATTATATGCCGAGCCGCCGCAAGGTTTGTGCAATCTGCTGGGCGCGACATGCGACATCTTGGTCAAATTCGGCGTGATCGCGGATGATAACAGCAAAATTGTGCAAAGTCATGACGGGTCAAGGGTGCTGCTGGATAAAGATAACCCACGGGTGGAGATAGAGATCGAGGAGGTATAGTCATGCACGAGGGTATGAAAATTATCGACAAGGAAGAAGCGGCGGAATTATTTGACAAAGGCGAGGCGGTATATCGGCTGTATGATGACGGGTCAGAGTCGCTTGTCTGGGAAAAAGCAGAAATTTATTGGCATTACGGCGAGTGCGGAATTGAGGAGGAGTGATTATGTCGCAAGGTGAAGCGAGAGCAAGCATTTGCTGAGATTGTACCCGCGCCTACGGACTGGCTGAGGTGCAATGCAGCTGGTTTGGCAAGGAAAAGACGTTGCCCGAGGGGTGCGAGTACGAGGAAAAGCAAATCTGGCCGGGCGCGGAGCGAAGAAAGGCTAATCCCGATGCCTATACGACAGTATATGCAGTGAAAGCGTGCCCGCAATTTTTGGAGGAAACGGCAGAGATAAAAGCTAAGCTAAAAAGTTATCGCATGGCTAAGCTAAGAAAAGAGCGATCGGTAGATATGGCGCACAGGATTTTCAAGCTGATGTTAGGCAGAAAGTAGGAGGATAAACGATGATTTGCGAGGTTTGCAAGGAGCGGATTGAACATGCAGCGAAAAACGAGAGGGACGCGGCTATAGCGCAGCATGGGAAGTTTCACTCGCCGCACGAGGCGTGGGCGGTGCTGAAAGAGGAAGTGGAGGAGATGTGTCAAGAGGTCAATCGAGGCGCGTTTCAAGGTTTGCTATATATGCTGTGGAACGATGTCAAGCATGATAAGAAAACAGATCAAGCTAAGCTGGACGAAATATACGAGAATGCCTTTAAATGCGCCTGCGAGTGTGTGCAGGTAATGGCGATGTGCTTGAAATGGGGTGAGGGGATTGAAAAACGTCCTGATAGCGTGTGAGGAAAGCCAGCGGGTATGCATGGCATTTCGGGAAAAGGGATTTAATGCTTTTTCGTGCGATATTCTCGAATGCAGCGGCGGTCATCCCGAGTGGCATGTTCAAGGTGACGCTTTAAAGCTCATGCGGGCGTATGATTTCGAAACGATGACAGGCGGTCGGCACGTTATCCACGGCTGGGATTTAATTATTGCGCATCCGCCGTGCACCTATCTGACATGCACGGGAAATCGCTGGTTTAACATTGAAAAATACGGCGATAAGGCGCGGGAAAGATATAAAAAAAGAGACAAGGCGGCGGAGTTTTTTATGCGTTTTGCACAGGCGGATTGCCCGCATATAGCGATAGAAAATCCGATAGGCTATATGTCGACATTTTATCGTAAACCAGACCAGATCGTCCAGCCGTTTTGGTTTGGCGATGCGGAAAGAAAGGCTACCTGCTTATGGCTGAAAGATTTACCTAAGCTGGAAGCGACAAAGACGGTTGAACCGATAGTTTGCCGGTATAGGAACGGGCGCACGGATCCTGCTTGGCACATGAACACAATCAGTTTGCCGGCGGAAGAAAGAGCAAAAGTGCGATCTAAGACGTTTCCGGGGATAGCCAAAGCTATGGCGGAGCAATGGGGAAATTATTTGTTGGGGGATTAAGCAATGAGCACAGCGAAGAGTAAAAAGGCGAACTTAGAGGCGATGAAGATTAACGCCATGGTGAATGCGGAGTTAAAGCGAGCCTTTAGCAACGGAGTGTATGCGGGGACGGGCAAAACCTTAACGCTGATGTGTTATATTTTGCATAACAGTTTCGGTTTCGGCGAGAAAAGGCTAAAAAAGATTGTAAAGGAGGGTGCATATCTGGCGAAGTGCACCGATGAGGGGCGTTTGAGCTTGGATGATATGACGGCGGTTTTGCAGGACGAGTGCAATTTCAGCATAGAGGAGTTGGTGGACGATGAAGATGCAGAAGTGGAATAACAAAAAGGGCGAGAGACAAGGGGGAGATATGATTGTCTATGAAAATAATTGCTTGTTTAAGCCTTTGGGCTGTATTTATTATAGTTGCATGTGCAGATATATATTTTTCATGGAAAAGCTATAAGAGCCAAGTTAAACTGATAGAAATGTATGAAAAGGAGATAGTTGAAGCTTACGAGGAGTTAATAAAGGCGCATAAGCAGGTACAAGTATTGATACGAACTGTTGGGTGTGTTGCAGATGATTTAGAATATATGTTAAATAAAATGAAAAAGGAGGCCGAATGATGGATATTTGCTATGATGAGGAAAAGGGAACATGGAGTGAATGCAAGTCTTACACTGTCATTAACGTTGCTACAGAGGAAGATTTTAAAGCATTGCAAGACGCTGTAGAAAAGCAGAAAGGGCGAAAGTGTGAACGGGTAAAGCTGCAAGAAGATATAAAAATCGGCAATGGCACATTCAGAAAGGGAACGAGTGTTTGTGGGAAATGCCCTGCGTGTGAGAGCTGGGTGCAAATTCAAGATAAGTATTGCCGATACTGTGGACAGAAGTTAGATTGGAGCGATGAAAATGAGTGAGTGGATTAGCGTTAAAGATAAACTGCCAAAAGCTGATGGAGAGTATATTGTATATGCCCAAGATGAAAATTCACCATCCGGCGAGGGTGTTTGGTACGATAATGTAGTTGTCGTTGCAACATATTTTTTTGGCGAATGGACTTGGCATGAAAATGGTAATGAGTACGATATAACGGATATTGTCACGCATTGGATGCCATTGCCTGAACCACCGCGAATGGAGGGAGAATAATGTCGATAGGAGACGGATACCAAACATATTCGGATAGTACGTTGAAAAATTGTAAAAAAGATGAATTAATCGGATTTATCCGCGTTTTAGAGGAAAATTTACGAAATGCGTATGAAAGGTTGGACAATCAGGCTATAATTTTGCATGACCGAGAGCCTGTAAAACACGCAAGCTGGATATATTGCGATTTAGATGGCACCGGCATTTGTAGTAGCTGCCGTAGTTATGGCAACAGTCAAGATAGTTATTGCTCTAATTGCGGTGCGAAGATGGATTTGGAGGGTGAGCAAGTGGAGACACATCAAGTGGTGTAGGAGGGAAAAAATGAGCATATTGTTTGCCAATGAGGAAGTCATAGAGGAAGTGGTGTCGGTGATACGGTGTGCGAGATGCCGATATTGGCACCGATATAGCAGCAGCAGCCGCAAAGGCAGATGTAACGGATTGATTTTGTATCTGAACGGCGAGCTGGAAACGCCGGAGGATTTCTTTTGTGCGGATGGGGAGGAGAGGTAGTGATGGATAATTTTTTGATACCGACCTTATTATTACTGGTAATTACTTTATGTTTATTTGGTTTGCAAATGTCGGAAATGCTCAAGGAATTGAAATATCTCCAACATTTAATGCAGCCGTATCGGTCAGAAGTATGGGAGTATTTTAGTAAAAAGGAGGAATAAAAATGGCAGATTGCAGTAAAACAGAGGTGTTTTTTGAAGAGTTGGATAGAATGTGCGAAACAGTTAACAAATATGGCGAGGCAGAAGATTGTGTTTTTTATAAGCCAAATTATGGCTGTTGCGGTTATATGCATTGGCTTCCGGACGGCGTGGAAAAAGCGGTAACGGTCTTGCAAAAATGGAGCGACGAACATCCAAAGAAAACGCGGCAGAGCGAGTTTTTGAAGATGTATCCTAATGCCATGTTATGCGAGGGAGAATATCTAAATATCTCACCATGTCATTTAGATAGAAATATTAGAAAAGGCTGCTTGGAAAGTTGTATTAATTGCCATCGTGAATATTGGTTGGCGGAGGTGGAGTAGATGAAGTATGAGTACGAGATTATAGAAGTAACGCCATATAACAGTATAAGCAAAGACACTAAAGAGCTTGATTCCTATGGAAAGTGGGGATATAAAGTAGTAGGTGTTTACCAAACTAAAAATGAACAAGGTTTCAACGTTGAGAGGATAATTTTGATGAGGGATTGATTAAGCCGAGGAGGGATTATAATGACGGCGATGAAATGTGACCGCTGCGGGAAGTATTATGATTATTATTTCGAGCGTGAAGTAAACGGCGAAAATGTGAGGTCACAAAATAGCATTTTTTTATACTTTAAAGATAAATACGGCAATTTGGGCGAAAAGGAATACTATGACCTTTGTCCGGAGTGCATGGCGAAGTTAAAAGAGTTTTTAGATGGGAATTTTACAGCTTATGACGAAATCGAGGCGTCGATAAGCAAAGCTATTAAAGATATAGAAAAAGGTTTTCTAGAAGAATGGCAACGCTTAATCGACGGTAACGTTTCGGAGAAGTAAGCAGAAAGAGGAGGGATGATAATGAGTAACGTGTTGAAGTGTGACCGCTGCGGGAAGATTTATGGGTATTATTCGACGAGAAGATACAAAATTAAGGACATAGAAATAGATGCCAATAGTATTTCATTAACGGTTTCCAAACCAAATGGCTCATCCGTGGGAACGCGCCCACTGGATCTTTGCCCGGAGTGTATGGATAAAATGGTTGATTTTTTGGAGGGGCGGAATGATGATAAACCAAAAAATAAATTTAAGGTTAAAAATTTGCTATGAGCAGCTAATGCATGTTTTACAAGAAAACAACGAAAATGCCAAAGCGGCGGTTATGGTGTTTAAGCATTTCGGAGAAGTAAGCAGAAAAGCGAAAGAGGGGCGGAGATGAGTAAAAACGGATATTTATAATACGGATCAAAGATACAAAATCATTTATGCCGATCCGCCGTGGGATTATAGGCAGAGCGGATCGCGAGGCGTGGCTAAGCGGCATTATCAGACGATGAAAACAGAGGATATTTGCCGGCTGCCGATACGGGATATAGCCACGGATGACGCGCTGTGTTTTATGTGGGCGACGTTTCCCAATATTGGGCAGGCATTGGCAGTAATGGCGGCGTGGGGTTTTCAGTATAAAACGGCGGCGTTTGTCTGGATAAAGAAATATCAAAAAAGCAATAAAAATTTTATGGGCATGGGCGCATATACGAGGGCAAATGCGGAGGTTTGCCTGCTGGGGATCAGCTCTAGGACAAAAGCAAAAGAGTGCGTAAGGTCTCATGCGGTGCAGCAGGTGATAGAGGCACCGATTGAGAAACACAGCAAAAAGCCTGATATTGTGCGAGACAGGATTATCGAATTATGCGGCGATGTGCCGAAGATCGAGCTTTTTGCCCGGCAAAAAGTCGAGGGTTGGGATTGCTGGGGAAATGAGGTGGAGTAAGTGGCGAAAAAAGAAAGTGATTTGCAAAAGCAGGCTAAGAAGATTTTGAAGATAGCGAAAGATGCGGAGATTGAGGATAATTTTTTCTTTAAAACGACGTTTGAGCGCTATTTGCAACAGGTACAGCTGGCGGCGGAGCTGAGCGAGCAGTTGACGGAGAAAGAGGCGGACGAATATGCGGATTTGGGGAAGCTGTTTAATGCGACGTGTGACGGGGCGAATAAAACGGCGCGAATGCTTATTGAGATGATCGGCAAGATCGTGGAGAAGAAAAGTGATGATGAGGAGATGTAGGAGATGACGAGCAAGGAAGAATTGAGTTTGTTACGGCAGCACAAGGCGGTAATTGACAGGATTGCGGCGGAAAAGGCGGAGCTGGAGGATGTGCTGTATAAGTGTACTTCGCGTTCGGACGGTATGCCGAAGAGCGGCGGAGGGGATCGGATGGGGTCATTGGT